AGCGATAAACATCTGCATCTCTCTCCAAGAATCCAAATTCTATTTTAGCTCCAGACGGAAAGTTCCAGAGCTTCTCTACTTCTTTGTACTTACAACCGGGAAAGGCTTTCGGGTAGAGTTCACGAGATTTATCTATGAGTTCACGTAACTCTGGCATAGAACGCCGCAGGATCAATGCCCTATGCGCGGCCCGATGAGCATAACGAAGAGGGTCAACCAGCATCGCGTAGCTCTTGCCTCCACCAGCCGCACCACCATATAAAACATCAGTCTCAGAAGCGGCGAGAAAGTCAGTTTGTGGCCCAGTGTTAGGCTTAAAGATGACATTCTCTTCTGCGACAGTCCTTAACGCCTTGGGCAAATCATCCGTGGATGTTGTTGTAATTTTGCCTTCAGACTTTGCCTCAGTTCCTTCTAATTTATTTAAAGTACTCTTAGAAGTGTCAAGCGACCTTTTATAGTTTTCTAGCTTGGTGCGTACCTGCGCTAATCGTTTTTCTTTCTTTCGTACAGTTTTCCTTGCGTCGATCTTGGCCTTGGTTTCGGAGTGGTAGTTGTAGCCTCGACCTGACGAACCTTTGGGTCTGCCAGTTTTCTTACGAGGTGTTCCATCCTTTTTAAGTATAAAATCCCCGTTGTCGTCTCGCATATACGCATCAGGGTTTTCCTCCCAATCATTCATAGCGATCTACAATCTTTTTTAAACCAGTATGAGATATAGTTCTATTTGTATCATACTCTAACCAAGTAGCCGCTTCACGTAAAGATAAAACTTTATTTTTAACGAGAGGAACGATTTTATTGAGAGCTTTTAGTTCTACTTCTATTTCCTCTAAGTGTTCACCATCTTCCATTAGTTTATAACCAAATGGGATGGTACTACTACTACGCCTCTTCATATTGACCCTCTATAACTACCTCCTGTTTGGCTGGTAGTATAAAGAGTCCATTTGTATTCTGCAAGTTTACGTCTAGTTTATCTGTTTTAGATATGCCTACACGGTCTAGGACTGTCTGTGCGGCCTGTAGACGGACGTTAGCTTGGGGTATTGGGTTAGTACTGTCCATAACTTCAACAAGCTTTAGAGAGGCTTTGGGGGCATTCTGAGCTAATATATTCTCAGCTAGTTCTATTATCTCTGTTTTAAGGGCTTTAACTACGGATGTATAAGAGCCTTCAGCATACCCCGCTAATTCTGCGGCACGTTTAGTATCACCATTGCAAGATACAAGGTTATCTAAAAACGATTGTTGCATTATAGTTAATTCTTTATTCATAACTATACATTATATAGGTGATATAGGGTTTTGTCAAGTAGTGTTTATAGTGTTTTATGGTATTATTTGGCATAAGTCTTGACAAAACAAGAATCCAAGTATATAATAGATTATGTAGCCCACCGGGTACATATACATTTGCATAGCCGCCTTTCACCTTTAAAGTCTTTGAAGTGGGGCGACAAACTGGTTGACATTCAGAATCTTTAGAAATGTAGAAGAATGAGTGTGTATGGGGAGGGGAGGGGGTGGCCTCCTGCCTAGTGGGGTGAGATATTCACGGCATGAATGATCTACAAAGTCTTATCAGTCTCGTGAATGCCAACAAAAAGATATTTAGAAATAGCGAAAAGTTATAAAGATTTTGAAGTCTCCCGCGCCCATTCATAAACTAAATAAACTTTAAAGATTCATAAGTCTTATGAATAGTGGTGTACAGTCTCCAGAGATCTTCAAAGACTTATCAAAATATTTAGATATATCCAAAAACTCTATAGATTCAGAAGTTTAGAAAATAAAAGCATACCCCATCACAGTCTCTTTTGACTCATTAACTGGTTATTTTTTAACCAATTGAATCCTATCAGGGCGCACCAATCACGCCACAATGGGCGATATATTTTAAAAGGCCTTACCCTTACTTTTAAAAGCTTTTAACTGGGGCGCTCTCCAGAGATCCTCAGCGATTCAACTGGTTATTTTTTAACCACTAAAAACCCGCTTTTTAGACTTGGCACACTTCTTGCTAATGCAAATACCATGCCAAAATCCCTAAAAAATATTTTCTTTTTATGGTAATATTTAATTTACTTTTATCTTTAAATAGCGCAATATCGCTCATGTGGTATCCCATTAATTGATAAAGGTATTTTGATATGACAACTTCACTTTCTGATTTCAACCGTGAATCCGGCTTTGCACTTATAGACGCTATAAGACAAGTTAACCGAGACACTAGAAAAGTCTCTGCCGCTGAACAGGATTTTTTACGCAAGGGTCTAGTAGCATGGACGCAAGAAAAGACGCGCCAAGATGCCGAGGCGATTTTAGTGGAATATTGGCAAGCAAGCATTGCCGATGATGAGGAAGGGCCAGCAAGAACAGAACCGCAAATACGTGCGGCATTTCATGCGGCATCAGAAACAATTCATGAGATTACGGGGGGCGCTGGGGTTATTGTAGACGATAACAAACTAGTCTTAGCAAAAACCCGCAAGACTAAACAAACGCCATTTCAGAAGGCCTCAAAGCTTGTGCTAAAAGATCTCAAAAAGATCACGCCCGAACAAGACGCCATGCTCGCTGAGATCCTGCTACGCGCCTATGCTGAAATTAAGAAGGGATAATATGGTTTTACTGGTGAGCATCGTTTGGTGCTCACTGGTAAAGTTATAGAATCTATAAGGATTTATCATGAAATATATTGATGCTAGTTTGCCGCGCAAGCTTACACTCTCGCCGGTAGATCAACGCCATGTTGATAGTAAATTATCAGTAAAAAGTTTCGACGCGCATAAGCCGGTCATCATGTCGCCATCTAAACGCGCCGGTAGCAGAGTGCGGAAGGTAAAGACCGAGCATATCAACATTGAATTGTTTTTGATGGAATGGTAAGGGCTTATAGATTCTATAAGAAGTAAAAAATATTTAAGTATGCCTATCGTCGGGTGATGCTTGCTGTAAACTCCTGATGGGATTAAGCGGAGCCGGTAGCCTGTAAAACTACGTTGAAGGGTAGCAGGGTTGATCGCCTGTTTATCTAGATAGCGGTGGGCATTCTTAAGTATTTTGGGCTTATAGATTCTATAAGAAATTTATAGGGGCTTCGGCCCCTTTTTTGTGGAGAAAATTATGACTCGTGCAGAAGCGCAGTACCGTGAAAACCGCTTGCTTATTATAGCGGCCTGTTACACTGTAACTGTTATGGCTGGACTTATTCTGGCGTTATAGAATCTATAAGCAATTTGTGGGGGCTTCGGCTCCTTTTTTTATGTCTGTATTATTTAGGAGAACAAAGATGATTGTATTTAATTATCCAAGCAAGAAAAATTTAAAAGAGAATGTTGGTCAGCCCTTAAAATATATTGAGACTAGTATGTTTGGGCCAGAATATATTAGGAATGGGCAATTGACCGGCGCTAATCGGCCCCACATTACTGGTCAGGGTCGTGAATTTTTTGCAATTGTCACTATGCGTGACGGTAAAATAGCGGGAGTAAAATAATGATACTGACAAAAAAACAAAGAAAAGCCTTGTTTAATGTTTGGAATCGTGGTTCAGGTTTAAGCTATCTGCAATTCCGACGCACAGTAGAGCTTGGTTTTTGTATGGATGGTGCAGTCATAGTACCTTGGAATGGAATGTGGTTAGCTATTGAGACAGATGGTTACACCCATTCTTAATTAGCTTATAGAATCTATAAGGAGATTCAAAATGGAAAATGAAATAGAAATACTTTTAGATGCAGATGAGAGTTATCAGTATGATGACATTGATGCTGAACGCCCACTTAACTTTGAGGATTGATTATGTCTTGGACTATGACAAAAAAACCGCACAGTCTTGGCGGCATTCAAAAGCTATACAAATTTAGTAATGGCTTGGTCGTATCAGCAATTAAAACTGATTTTAGTTATGGTAACCGCAAGCATATGGGCGAGCAAGGCCAGTGGGAAATTGCGGTGCTGACTAAATTTGATGAGTGGAAAACCAAAGATGTTTTTCCTGATGCTGATGATGATGTTATCGGCTGGTTAACTGATGATGATTTAACAAACTGCCTTGATGCTGTAGACAAGGCCTCTATTTTAATATAGTATTTCAAGTGGCTTATAGAATCTATAAGCCTTTTTCGTGTAGTAAAAACCAACTAGGAGACAGTCATGTCTTATGTAC